GGCTCTAAACCTTTATACATACTTTCATCTCCCTCTTAATTTTATTATACATGAAACAATAATATTTTCCAACTTTTTTTATCATGATAAAAAATAAGTTTTAAAACTATTGTTTTTATTATTATGATAAATATTTTATTATGTTTTTTATCACTATAGAAGAAAAGATAAAATACTTAACAAAAACATAAAAATATACATGCTCCCTCTTATAACAGCAATTATCAAAACAATCCTATCCGTTTTTTCATCTCTTTCTCTAATCAAAAAATAAAAAAACTGCAATTGGAATAATACCACTCAATAAAATCATAATTAAAGAAAACTATTATTTTTTTAATGGACAACTATATTATGAAAATGAATATAAATATGCACTCATTAAAAATGTAAAAAGACTAGAAAAATAAGGAATATACTTGTTTTTATTATTTAATTATGATATTATACTTTAGGTATTAAAAATACACACATTATGGATTCATTTTACGTGTGCTAGAAATAGTGTAAAATGTTAGAAGTAATGGAGGAAAAAAACAAAAAGGAGGAAGAAGTTACATGGCAGTAATTTCAATGAAAAAATTATTAGAAGTTGGTGTTCATTTTGGGCATCAAACAAAAAGATGGAATCCTAAAATGGCTCCATATATCTTTACTGCAAGAAATGGTATTTATATCATTGATTTAAAGAAATCATCTGATAAATTAGATGAAGCTTATACAGCAATGATGGATATCGCAGCTAAAGGTGGTAAAGTATTATTTGTAGGAACTAAGAAACAAGCTCAAGAAGCAGTTCAAGAAGAAGCAATTAGATCTGGAAGTTTCTACGTTAATTCTCGTTGGTTAGGTGGAACTTTAACTAACTTCAAAACTATTCAAAAGAGAATTAGAAGATTAAAAGAATTAGAAAAAATGGAAGAAGATGGAACTTTAGAGTTATTCACTAAAAAAGAAGCTATCTTATTAAAGAAAGAACAAGCTAAGTTAGAAAAGAACTTAGGTGGTATCAAAGAAATGAGAAGATTACCAAATGCAATCTTCGTAGTTGATCCTAAAGTTGAACATAATGCAGTTGCAGAAGCTAAGATTTTAGGAATTCCAGTATTTGGAATTGTTGATACTAACTGTGATCCTGATGAAGTGGATTATGTTATTCCTGCAAATGATGATGCTATTAGAGCAGTTAAGTTAATCGTTGCAGCTATGGCAGATGCAGTTTGTGAAGCTAAAGGTGAACCTTTAACAGTAGCTTATGTCAAAGATGAAGATGATAAAGAAGTATCTATGAATGATGCAGTAGCTAGTGTTGAAGAAAATAAACAAAGAGGTCCTAGATATAAAAATAGAGGTCCTAAAAAAAGTAGAAATGCTGAAGAAGGAAACAAAACTGAAGCTTAATCTAGTTAATTAAGGGAAGCTCTGCTTCTCTTTTTTTAAAAAATAGGAGGAAAAAGAAATGGCAATTAGTGCAAAATTAGTAAAAGAATTACGTGATAAGACTGGTGCTGGAATGATGGATTGTAAAAAAGCTTTAGAGGCTTGTGATGGTGATATTGAAGCATCATTCGACTGGTTAAGAGAAAAAGGTATTGCAAAAGCAGCAAAGAAGGCTGATAGAATTGCAGCTGAAGGTTTAACTGCTTTTGTTGTTGATGGAAATAAGGCAGCAATTGTTGAAGTTAACTCTGAAACTGATTTCGTTGCAAAGAATGATGAATTTAAACAATTAGTTAATAGCATTGCTAAAACTGTAGTTGAAAATAATCCTGCTGATTTAGATGCTGCATTAAAATTAGAATTAAATGGTAAAGCATTAGAAACAGTTATTGCTGAAGCTACTGGTAAAATTGGAGAAAAATTAAGTTTTAGAAGATTTACTGTAATGGAAAAAGCAGATGATGAAGTATTTGGTGCTTATTCTCATATGGGTGGAAAAATGACTGCTTTAGTTAAATTAGCTAATTCAAATGATGAAAAAGCTAAAGATGTTGCAATGCATGTAGCAGCTAGTGCTCCTCAATATATTGATAGAAGTGCTATTCCTGCTGATGTGTTAGATAGAGAATTAGCTGTATTAAAAGCTCAAGCTTTAGAAGAAAATGCAAATTCTAAGAAACCTAAACCAGAAAATATTATTGAAAAAATGGTTCAAGGTCGTTTAAATAAGAATTTAAAAGAAATGTGTTTAGTTGATCAAGAATTTATCAAGGATCCAGATTTAACTGTTGCTAAATATTTAGGTGATGGTAAAGTATTAGCAATCGCTCGTTACATGGTTGGTGAAGGAATGGAAAAACGCGAAGAAAACTTTGCTGAAGAAGTAGCTAGCCAAATGCGTGGTTAATAAAATAAATAAAATAAGAGGTGGACATGAATTTTTGTGTACCCTTTTCTTGTAGTAAGGAGAAATTATGAAATATATTGATAAGGAAGATGTTGCAATATTTTTTTCATGTTTATACAAAAAACCAATAATAATTAAAAATGCAGATCATAATTTTTTGGAAGTTAAAAGTCGTCTTGAATTATATAATCACATTAAAGATGGTTTGAAATAGTTACAACAAAGGAGAAATAGTAATGAAGAAAGTTTCAGATTTTGAAGATGGGATGAAATTCCAACAGGTAGGGATTACACCGGAGGAGGCACAGTTCCTGGAAACGCGGAAGTTCCAGATAGACGAGATCGCAAGGCTGTACCGCATCCCGCCGCACATGGTAGGGGATTTGGATAAGAGCAGCTTTTCCAACATCGAGCAGCAGTCACTGGAATTCGTGAAATATACCTTAGACCCGTGGGTGATCCGGTGGGAGCAGTCCATACAGAAAGCATTGTTCCTTCCGCAGGAGAAGAAAGAGTATTTCGTGAAGATGAACGTGGACGGCCTGCTCCGGGGCGATTATGAAAGCAGGATGAAAGGCTACTCTATCGGCATCCAGAACGGATTCATGTGTCCGAATGATATACGGCGGCTGGAAAGCATGGATCTGATACCAGTGGAGGAGGGTGGTGAATTTTTTCTCACCAACGGGAACCTATGCCGATTAAAGGACGCAGGACTTTTCGGGAGAATTCCGGGGGAGTCACAGAAGGAATAAAGATATAGAAACAGGCGGGTATGTTCTGCCTGTTTTTTCTATGCAGAAAGCGAGGTTAGCAGGAATGAAAAGGAAGTTCTGGAACTGGATCAAAAATGACGCGGGAGGGGAGGAAGAGCGCACCCTCGTGCTGAACGGTGAGATTTCGGATGAGACGTGGTACGGGGATGAAGTGACGCCCGCCCTGTTCGCAAAGGAGCTGAATGCCGGGAGCGGCAACATCACCGTGTGGATCAATTCACCGGGCGGCGATGTGTACGCCGCAGCACAGATTTACAACATGCTCATGGAATACAAGGGCGATGTGACCGTGAAGGTGGACGCGCTGGCGGCTTCGGCAGCCTCCGTCATCGCTATGGCGGGCACCACGGTGCTGATGTCGCCCCTTGCCATGATGATGATCCACAATCCCATCACCGTGGCGATAGGGGATTCCAAAGAGATGCAGAAGGCGGGGGAGATGCTGGATGAAGTGAAAGAGGGCATCATGAACGCCTACGAGATCAAGACCGGGATGGACCGTAAGAAGATATCCCACCTCATGGATGCGGAATCGTGGTTTAACGCGAAGAAGGCCGTGGAGCTTGGCTTTGCGGACGGCATCCTGCACGGGAAGGAAGATACAGAAGAAGGGGATAAAGAGAAAGAGCTGGAAGGGCTGATGTTCTCCCGGACGGCGGTGACCAATTCCCTGCTGACCAAGCTGATTCCGAAAAAGCCGGAGGCAAAAGTACCCATAGAGCAGCTTGAAAAGAGATTGAACCTATTATCACATTAAATTTATGGAGGGAAATGTTATGAGCAAGATTTTAGAGTTAAGGGAAAAACGGGCAAAGGCATGGGAGGCGGCAAAGAAGTTCCTCGACAGCAAGCGCGGCGAGGACGGGCTGCTTTCCGCAGAGGACACCGCCGCCTATGAGAAGATGGAAAAGGAAGTGGTGGATCTTGGGAAGGAGATCGAGCGCCTGGAGCGGCAGGCCGCCATTGACGCGGAGCTGAATAAGCCCACCTCCGAGCCCATCACCAACAAGCCCAATAACCATCCCGATGGGGAGGAAAAAACGGGCAGGGCGACTGACAATTACAGGAGGACGTTCTGGAACGCCATGCGCCGGAAGAACTTCTTCGATGTGGAGAACGCCCTGCAGGTGGGCACGGATTCCGAGGGCGGCTACCTTGTGCCGGACGAATTCGAGCATACGCTGGTGGAGGCGCTGGAGGAAGAGAACTGTTTCCGGGGACTTGCCACAGTCATCCAGACCTCCAGCGGCGACAGGAAGATTCCCGTGGTGGCATCCAAAGGCGAGGCGTCATGGATTGACGAGGAAGGGGCGTACCCGGAATCGGATGATTCCTTCGGTCAGGTCTCCATCGGCGCTTTCAAGGTGGCGACCATGATCAAGGTATCGGATGAACTGTTAAATGACAACGTATTCAACTTAGAGGCTTACATCTCCAAGGAGTTCGGGCGCAGGATCGGCACCAAGGAGGAGGAAGCCTTTTTCATTGGGGACGGCAAGGGCAAGCCTACGGGCATCCTGAACGCCACGGGCGGCGCTTCCGATGGCGTGACCACCGCCACGGCGAATATCACCTTTGATGACGTAATGGATTTATTCTATTCCCTGAAAGCGCCTTACCGCAAAAAGGCTGTGTGGCTGCTGAATGACACCACGGTGAAGGCCCTGCGGAAACTGAAAGATAACAACGGGAATTATATCTGGCAGCCTTCCGTGCAGGCAGGGGTGCCGGACATGATTTTAAACCGCCCTTATCACACTTCCTCTTATGTGCCGGAAGTGGCGGCGGGCAGCAAGGTGATGGCGTTCGGTGATTTCTCTTACTACTGGATTGCTGACAGGCAGGGCAGGAGTTTCAAGCGTCTGAATGAGTTATTTGCGGCAACCGGGCAGGTGGGATTCCTTGCTTCACAGCGTGTGGATGGCAAGCTGATCCTTGCCGAAGCGGTAAAGACCATGAAGGTGAAGGCTTCCGCATCAGCGGCATCATAAGAGGGGAGGCGGCATGGATGGCAGTCCTGACATTGGAGGAGACGAAACAGTATCTCCGTGTTGACAGCAGTGATGAAGATTCCTTTATTTTGGGATTGATCGAGACCGGGGAAAACCTGTGTGCGGATGTGGCGAGGATGGAGATAGCAGAACTGGAAGCGCACCTTCCGATGGTGCGGATTGCCGTCCTCTATGCCGCCGCTTATCTGTATGAACACCGGGAGCAGGCAGACCACGGGGAGCTGGTGGGAACGCTGCGCTCCCTGTTGTTTGGCATACGGAAAGAGGTGTTCTGATGGCGCTTGGGGAATGGAAGGATAAGATCATTATTCAGAAGAGCGTGGCGGGCAATGACAAAGCCGGGAACCATGTGCTGGCATGGCGGGACTATTACACCTGCCACGCCTATGTGAACAACCTTTCCGGGAAGGAGTATTGGGAGGCGGCGCAGCTTAATGCGGAGAAAGAAGTGTTTTTCCTTATCCGCTATTGCAGCGAAGCCGCCGCCATTGACACGGAGCATTTCCGCATCCTGTTCCGGGAACAGGTGTATAACATCACGTTCATTGACAACGTGAAATATCAGAATAAAACTATAAAGCTGCGGGCGGCTTTGGAAAAGAGGTAAATGTGT